ACGTTTAATCTGCACATGTTTTACATCTGTCAGAGTTCTGTAATTTGTGTGAGTATCATCAACGTCATAAAAACTCATATAGATTTCTCTTTTCATTATATGAAACTGACAAGGAATGGTGTAGAAAAGTGCGCCACTTTGCACAATTACTGAACTATCAATAACGCTATATCCTGCGCCATCGCCGATATAACTTGTACTATCTATAGCAGCTATAAGATACTCTGTACCGTCACATTTAATGGTAGTATTACCGACAGGTGCAATTACTGTATTCCCCCAGATGATTCTACTTTTATTGCCGTCATAGTTTGTCACAATATTCCAAACACTACCAGGAGTTAACACCCAGTTAGGACTAAACCTAACAATAGCATTTACGTTAAAGAAACTTGGATTACATGAGCCAGTTTTCAAGGCTTCTGAAACGTAAAGTCCTATCTTTGTATAACCTGTCTCGTTCGGGTGAAACCCGTCAGCACCCATAAGACCATCAGAATGAATAGAATACTGTACGTTGTTCAAGTAAAACCAATCAACAGCATTATACTGATACGCTTCACATACCATGTTAAATTTATCCCAGTTAGTCGAATAAACATCCCATGCGATCATTCCACAAAAGATTTTAGCGTTAGGAAATTTACTTTTCGCTTTAATGTAAAAACTCATTTCAGCTGTTTGTATCGCGTTAATGTCGGCTGGCTCATTATAACCGCCACACACGACTATATTTTTTACACTATCTGGTGTGTCAGTTTGAACACTATCAAGTAACGATTCGAAAGTATTGTTTGCTACTGCAAAGCCAGAACCACCACGACAGCTTATCACATAGTCTGTAATTCCACAATTTTCGATAACATAATTTTCCCATGGCTTAATAGTGTAACCTTTTATAGCACCTGTATTATCGAACATTGTGGTATAACCCTCACCGTAACTATCACCAATGAAAATAGTCTTACCCGATAAATCAAGTTGACCAAATCTTTTCCACAGTCTTTTAGTTTCTTCTTTGGATTCAGCATCACTGATAAAAAGTTCTGTTCCAGATAAATCAATTTTTTCAATATATTTTTTCATTGTTTACCACCTATTTCATCCTTTTGCATACACGAATAAAGTTTTACTTTCTTCGTTATATGATGCATTTAATAACACTTCGTCTTTGTGATCATTAATCCACTGATTGAAAAGTTGTTCAGTGTTATTTCCGATAAAATTAACTGCGTCAATCGTTTTATTTAAAACACCGACAACGTGCGTTAAGCACTCGTAGTATGATAATGAATCATCAAACACACTCGGTAAAACCGGTGTAACCAAAGGAAAACACATACGTCTAATGTTCTCATAACCTGTCATTTTTTTTCACCTCGCTACCATAAATTTAAAAATAAGCCGTTAAACTCTTCAATAACCATCATATCAATGTTTAGAAAAGTTTCACGGTATTTTTTTAATAAAGAACTGTAATTTTTACTACCTTGTTTTCCAGTGATTTTTTCGATATATTCATCTGTCGTGTTTGCTTCTGTTTTATTGGTATTCGTTTCATTGTTAATGCTATTCGTGTTTGTGTTTGTATTTGTTGTGTTTTCGTCAATGTTTTTTCTAGCGTTCGTTAAATAGGTTTCGTTTTCAACCCCTGTCAACGCACCCTGAGGTGTATCGCTATATAAATCACGATTTACACCGTTATTCTGCGTAAAACTGTTAGCATTAACTGTCGTATTGTTAACAGATTTATTGTCACCGTTACTAATCGTATTACCTTTACCCTTATGCTCCCTTGTCAAATCGACATCAAAAAACGGATTAAATTTAAGATTGCATGATTCATACAACTGGTTGTATAACGGCATAATTTCTTCCAGTTTAGTATTCATCCACAACTGCCATACACCAAAAGTTTCAGCACCAATTTCACGCAAGTAAAAATGTTTCAATATTTTTGAGCAAATTATCTTTCTATAATCTTCATCAAAAATTTTTACTTTCGTTGTAAAAATTTTATCCCATGATTTAGAAATTATTTCATCAACTGATAAAGAACCCAGACTTTCATTTAATCCACTTTTACTTTCGCAGATAAATCTAACTTGCGTTGTGTATTTACTCAAGGCTATCACCACCTAACGTATCATTTTCAATGTCTGTACTTTGAAAATCTTCTCTGTAATCAACAGTTATATTCAGTCCAAACATTTTATTAATTTTTTTAACTGCTCTACGTCTGCTTTCAAGTCTTGAATATCGACTAGCAATCGTTCCACCTTGATTTCTGATAACCTCATCTGTAATCATGCGTTCTTTCTTTGTAGTGTTGATATTTGAAATACCTAAATAAGTGAGTGCTTCATTCCAGATTTTAACCTTTAAGTCATAGATTTTATCACTAACAAAAGGTGCGTCTGTTTTTAACACACTAAGACTTTTGATATCTAAATTGCTGTCGCCAAAAATTACAGGATAATTACCCTCATATTGCATGTAAAGATTTTTCATAGTCAACTTTTGTTTTTCATCACAAGTTATTAAAACAGGTGTTTTTTGAGCGTTTGCGTTAATGTCAACTATTCTATCAAGATTGTACAATCTATATGCAAACATTTGTACGTCAAGTGCTGAATTAGTTCTCAGCATATTGTTCCATATAATTACACTGTTGTCTTTATCAAGAGTTGTTTGAAATTGGTTGTATCTGCTATACGCTTTACGTCTAGTAGGTTCACCGTAAATATCGAATCCACCTTGATATGTCATATTCAAAGCTAATTCGCCGATCACATCATCTTTAAAAAATACCATACAACCATAAGAAAAAAGTCCTAGTTCTAAGTATCTTTCATCGACAGTATCTGGTAAATTTTTCCATTCAAACATTGACATAGAAAGTTCCATTAATCGGTTATAATATTGCACATAAGTTGCACCGTTCGCCATTAGCGTATTATGGAACGATTGATTTTTCTTTTTCTTCATTATACATCACCTTATAACACTGAGTTATCAACTTCATAGTTTCCTACGTTTTCACCATTTACCCACCATGTAATACCACTGTCAAAACATTTACAAATTGTTCTAATAGCATCTATGGGTATATCACCGCGAACCACACAATCTTTTGTTTTTATGAAAGTAAACTCTTTTCTAGCATGAATGTTTGGAACAGCCACTACATTTAAAGCATAACCGTAAGTTGTGAAGAAATCATCAACTTGTTTCAAATATGATTCAGTTAAACATTTAACTTTAATTCTAGGCACTTTTTGTAATAACGTAGCAATAATCTGACTGTTATCTGTGGTTAGCAATTTGTTAGGTTGATTGTACGCCACAATAGCACCGTTAATTTGTGATGCAATACTAGTAGCATTGTAAAAAGCACCAATAGCATTACCACTGTATAGATTTGCAGTAGCCAGAGTTAAACTTGATGCAAGATTAATTTTTGTCTGCATACCGTTATTAGCAACCCACGCCCTGTAAGTATCACTTGCAAATGAAGCCATAGGAAAATTCCCTATAACAAATGATTCTGAATAGTTTTCAGTTTCACCCTTGTAAGATAAGGGCGTAATAGCAATTTCTGGATTGCCAATATATTTTCCGTACACATGAAAATTAACATTGCTACTGTTAAATAATTCTGGATAATAATACTGACTATTTTCACAATCGTCTGTTGCTTCATACACTGTATACGGTGATGAAAACAATTTGTTGTTTTTCGGGACATACCCTCTAAAATTATCTGGTACTTTCACATTAATATTATATCGAATAGGTGCTGTCTGACCATATTGTAAAATATGAACAGTATCACTACTTGTATTGCAAAAAGCACTAGGGAACATATAAGCACTATAAATGCTATTCTGATCATACCCAGTAAGAATATTTTTAAGAAAATCTTTAACACTAGTTGTAGAATTTTTGCAAATATAATATTCTGCGCAGGAAACCATACCATTCTGAACCAGTGCGAGGGTATCATTTTTTCCAGACGGTGCTACACAAACAATTAAAACCCACTCGTGGAAATCACCAATGTGTACTCCTGTTGAATCAACTCTGGTATCTGGTAAATAGCTGTCGAGCGTAACCATGTTTCCAAAGTCGATACTTTCTGGTTCGATATGCTCGTATTTATTGTCTGATACTGTGTGCTGACGTTCAATATAACATTCTTTTAATTGCATTTCAAACAGCCATGTTTGTAACTCGTCAATTTCAAATTCAACAGTTGACATTTCATTGTTAACATATTCAATTTTTGTAATAAACGCATAGAACCATTTATCACCAAAATTTATGTTTTTAAACATCATATAATTACACTCATAGATGTTATCAGCACAAATGCCAACCCTTGCAACGCCTTTATTGATTCTTTGGTATGAATAATTACCCAAACTATATTTTTGTTTAGAAACAAAATATCCAATCTGATCGGCGTGTGTTTGAAAGAATAACGTGTGCTTATAGCTGTTATCGAGTGGCACGTCTTTTAAAAGTCTTATATTTGTAGTCGGTTCGATATACATTATTCATCACCTATATAGATTAAAAATTCATTAGTACACTCTATTGTTGCATTTGAAAGAAATTCAATATAAGTTACGTCATTTATAACTACTGGTAAACATATTGATTGGATAGGATCTGTATTATCAGTATTTACAAGAATAATCGAATAAATTTTGCAACTTAATTCTGCATAACGGTCACTACTGTTAATAGAATAGTTTGAAAAAGAATGAATCAAAAATGAATCAACCGTATCAATAATATATTCCCAGTGACCCTTAATCGGTATTACAGGTAAGTTTCGCAATTCATTTTCATCTAAACTATCAAAAGTTGATTTTAAATTTTTACTACCGTTTCTAATATTTTCGCCTACATTCCCCCACACTTTACCGCTTGAATCAACAAAAGCACTTTTATTAATTTTCTGTTCTGTCATAATCCCTCGTTTCTGAGGGTGGAAAAAACCACCCTCTTATATTATTATTTATATTATTACTGCTTTGTAAGAACAACACTCACGCCGACATTACTGTTTGCGTTAATCTTAGTTGTGGTATTCGTATAAGTAGCACCACCATTTTCAACCACAATCTGAATCTGTGAACTTTTTCCTGCTGGAATCATATACGCACCATAGCCATGAACAGCAATACCGTTTGTAACTAATTCCTCAGTCTGAACAAATTTTGCAACGTTTGGTGAAAGTTTAGCACCGTCAGCACTTGCTTCAACAGTTAAAACAGTTGCATTGTCAGCTGTCATTTTTCCAGTAATCTCAGCAGTTATAGTAGTAGGCAATGCCACATCTGCGGTATCATCTACAAACACAATAGCATTTGCAAACGGATTGTGTGTTACGATTTTCCAAACATGATAGAAATAATTCCATTCCATGGTCGAAGCCATGTATTTTTCTGTAAACTTGTTCAGTTTATCGTACACTTGAAACCAGTCTTCGTCAATCAAAATAGCTTTGACGTGTTTCATCAAATCAAGCTCATCCTGCGTCACCTCTTCGAGTCCGTCAGATTTCTCACGAATAGCAATAAATCTGTCATTGTCAAAGGTAGCAAAATTGTCTACTAAGAACAGTCGACCCATAAACTCCGCTTTGTCCATATTGAACGCACCTGCTAAAACTTCAATGTCGTATTTAGCGTTATACATAGCGTCCATGAAAATAACCTGTCTTTCTTTTGGTGTAGTATTTTTAACACCTGCTTCGTTGTACTCAGAACTCATGAACGGTAACATGTTTGAAAGACCTCTGAACTTAACTCCTGCATCAGCTGCTTTTGTTCCGTCGCCGATAGAAACTGGATACATTTTGCCGTGTGAAACTGCTTTAATGATGAGATACTTAAAAAGTAAATACTCATCATAGTTACTCGAAGTGTAAATAGCATCAATCATTTTAGCAATTAAATCGGTTACACCGTCAGCAGAAAGAAAAGCTAAATTTAAGTCACTTTCGTTGATTGTTTCTGGATAAACAACACGCCAGTTAATAGCGTAAAATACTGATTTTACATCTGGGAAATTTCTCTGAAACTCTCTTGCCTTTGCGGATTCCTCGTCATAAACCTGTACATTTACAAGTGATGTGAAAATATCCTCAATGTTTTCCCCATAATCAAGATAACCTTTTTTAAGGATTTCATACGGATTATTGAAAGTCGCTGAACGTGCTTTCACAAGCCCGATTCTGTTCACAAGTGCATTCAAAAACTGATTACTTAAACTCGGCGTACCGAAAATGATTTCACCTACTTTTGGGATATCAGCTTCTTTTTCAACAACAGGAACAGCGTTCTGATATTCAAGCCCTGCGTTCTGTCTGATTACATTTAAAATATCTCTTGTTGTAGCATTTAACGTGCTAACTGCAACTCTTTTTGGCATTATAACACCCCTCTCTTACTCAAATAAATCTTCAAATTTTTTCTTTTCTTTCTCTTCTGGTTCTTCAATATCATCTTCTTCTACTTCTTCTTTTGAAGTGAAAAATCTGTCACGATATTTTTCACGCCATTTTTTGTCGTTTTCTTCGTATTTAGTTTTCCAATCTTCTGCGTTAGAAAAACTTTCAAGCGTGTCAGAAATATCTTCGATAAACCCGATCGCTTCGTCACTGTCATCTTCTCCAATTCTTTCTCTTACTTTTCCCATAATTTCATCAACTGTTTTGACTGCCATCATATCACCTCTTTCTTACATACATCCATATCGGCATTTTTTTCTTTTTTGTCGGCGTTGGTGGAACTGGCGAACCGCTGAAAACTTCATACCATTTTAACGCTAATTGTTGCCTTAATTCAGTATGATTTGTAGCAGGGTTTCTATCTGGTCTTTCATATGCTACCATAAACAGTATAGCAAGTTTATCGGGCGTCCAACCTAACGTATTTTCTTTGAACTCCTGTGCGGTAACACCTACCATGTCTGTGGTCGCCCCACTAGGTATATAAGGTGTTATAAAAGCGTTCGTGGTATACCATTGATTTTTTAATACAAATAATTCACCATCTAAGCAATTACATTGCACTGTTCCGTCTGTATACGGCGATAAATTTAGTGAATCACATGCTTCAATCAAATCGTTTTTCGGTGTCCACTGAAAAATACCGTACCCTCTTCCACCATCTTCTTCAAATTCTGGGTTGATACCGCTCTCTGCTTCTGCGTTTCCTGCTAGTGCTGATATGGTTTCTAAACTGTAACCTAGATCGCTAAATATTTCATAAAAAATATATGCATTATTTAGCGTTTCCGCCTCGGTTAAATGCGCATTTTTTGAAATCCATTCAGCCATTATCTTACATACACCCTCGAATTATAAATAGCACACACCCATCCGCTAGGAATTTTAATCCATGTGTTACCGTTTTCGTCCATTGCAATTTCTTTACAAGTTACTTTTGTGCCATGCATTAACTGTCCTCTTGAATTAGCGTGTTTTCTTCCGTCAAGGGTAAGATCATCAGCGTTTTTCCTCTTGCTTTTTACATCTGGTCTAATTCTAACATTCAAGTTGTCAACTGCAACTGTGTAAATGTTACCTGCTTTAAAGTAAACATTGCTGTCGTTTTTTTCTTCACAAACTCGCCTTGCACATACTAAGTCTAATCGTCTGTATAAACTTGAAATAACCACGCCCCTACCTTTATTATTTTTCGTGTTTTTCTGTGAGCCTATACTTTCAATCATTAATTCGTTACCGAGATAAATAGCACAATGCGTTATTTTTGTTTGTGATTTTCCGAAGAAAAGCAAGTCACCACTTTTAATAGAATCTAAGGAAACAGATTTACCAATTAAAGAAAAACCCTGTGCTGTTTTTCTTACAGTTTTATAACCAGAATCTTTCAATGAGAGGTACATGAAACCACTACAATCTAAACCACCCTCGCTCAAACTTTCACCGCCCCATACATAGGGTGTGCCGACATATTTTTTTGCATTTTCAATTAAAACTTCTGCTCTCATTTATTTCTCCAATCTTTCGATTAACGTGTTCATCTTTTCAAGTGCAACCGTGTTATTCGAAATAACTGTGCTTAAATTGTCTACCTCGTTTTTATGTTGTTCGTTTAAAATGTCAATACGTTTGTTTGTTTCATCGTACATATATTTTACGAAGTAAGCCATTACACAACAACCCACGACAGGAAATACATAATTCCCTAAGATGTTTAAAAAATCTGCACCCACGATTTCACCTCCTTTTATATGTTAATCTTATAAGATAATAAGTTTTTCTTATAAATGAATTGTATCACATTAGTTGACAAAATTCAACAGGTATGCTATAATTTATTAATAAGAAATTCTTATAATGTAATAAGTTTTACTTATGAGAGGTAAAAAGAAATGAGTGAAAAAGAATATTATGACGGTACAAAGCTTTTGTCGTTAAAAGACTTAAACGGAAACACACCAGAGATATATATGTGCACTGGTAATAGAACAGGTGGAAAGACTACATATTTCAATAGATTGTTGTTGAATAGATTCAAAAAAAGACAACAAAAATTTGCACTTATATACAGGTATAATTATGAATTAGATGACGTTGCAGACAAATTTTTCAAAGATATTCATACATTGTTTTTTCCTAGTGATGAAATCACCAGCAAATCCAGAGCAAAAGGAATATACCACGAACTTTTTTTGAATGATGAAAGTTGTGGATACGCTTTAACACTGAATAGTGCTGATCAGATTAAAAAAATGAGTCATCTTTTTTCTGATGTAGAAAATATGTTTATGGACGAATACCAGAGTGAAACTAATCATTATTGTAATGATGAAGTTAAGAAACTAATTTCAGTTCACACTAGTCTTGCCAGAGGTCAAGGAAAACAGGTAAAATATTTACCGCTTTTTATGGCTTCAAATAGTGTTAGTCTTATCAACCCTTATTACAGTGTTTTAGAAATCGGGAATAGACTAAGAAATGATACTAATTTTTTAAGAGGTAACGGTTATGTTTTAGAACAGTGTTTCATAGAATCAGCATCCATAGCACAACAGGAAAGCGGGTTTAATAAAGCGTTTTCAAAGGATTCATATGTGGAATACTCAAGTCAGAATGTTTATCTGAATGATAATTATGCTTTTATTGAAACACCCAAAGGCAAGAACAAATATTTAGCGACCCTCATTTATAAAGGTCAAAAATATTCGTTACGGGAATATAGGGATATAGGTATCATTTATTGCGGTAAAAATTATGATGAGAGTTTTCCTTTTAAACTTTCAATAACAACAGCAGATCACAATGTAAATTATGTTATGCTAAAATCAAACGAGTTTTTTATTTCAAATATGCGATATTATTTTGAAAAAGGGTGTTTTAGATTCAAAGATTTACAATGTAAAGAAGCTATCTTAACTGCTTTATCATATTGATATCTTCTTATAATGTTTTTCATGTCACGACTAGGACGCACGGTTGAAATTATACTGCTAGTGTGAATCGCGGTTTTGCGAACCGTCTTGAATAGCTTATAAGATAAAGATATAAAAAGGACGGATTGTAAAAATCCGCCCTTTATTTTTATCTGTAAACAAATACATATATGTCATAAAGTTTAATACATTTTTTAATATCTTCAATAGAATAACAACTTTTAGGTTTAAAAATTTCACTTCGTCGCAATGCAGAAGATAATTTTCTATCTAAATCTTCAAAACTTTCAAACTCAATTTCTAATTTCATTTTTGTTTCACTCATTTTATATAGTCTCTCCTTTATTTTATAATGAAACGAATACATATATGTCACTTTTACAACTAGGATTTTGAATTATAATAGCGTCCTTATTCACCGTTATTCCATATAATTCAGTGATTGCCTGTTCATAACCAATTCCTCTTATAACTGTTCTGCCATTTCTAATGATATCAAAATAATTGTTTTTATAAACATTATCATATAATTTAATGCGATTTTTAATTTCTTCGACTGTGTAAGACGGTCTTACATTTAGTGTTACATATGATGGTAATAAAGAACTAAATTTTTTTCTTAAATCTTCTTGATTCTCAAATTCAATTTCTAGTTTCATTTTTATAATTCTCCTCT